CGATACCTGATGGTTATGTATTATTTACAGGACAAGAAATCACACCTCAACCTGTAGCACGTCAGGGTGGTGATGGTAGTAGTTCTGATACACCTACCGCTAAGAATCCATTTGTAGAAGCGGGTAGTTGGAAAGACGCCCCACTAGATATGTATATTAAAGAACTAGATAAGTTTACTGGTTACACACCTTCTGTTGTTGCAGGTCTTGCCAGTGCATTAGGTGGGCCTTTAATTGGTGCTGCAGTATACGCAGGCAATAAGTTTAATAAAAAGCAAATACTTTCTACAATCGATGAAAGAATTGAGCAGGCTAAAAAGACTGACGTAGTAGGTCAAGTAGCTGCTTTACGTGCTGCTAAAGATAAATTAATGGGTAAAGGTGAAAAGGAAAACACATCTATACTTGGTAAAATTATAGGTACGGTAAAGGGTGCACTAGGCCTTACTGATGAACAAGTTAAAACAGCTACGACTAATGCTGCTACTGTTTCTTCTGCAGACACTATCACGACAACAACGGGTGATCCAATTGTAGATAAGAAAGAGGCTGCTAAAGAATCAAAAACTGTATACAATTTAAAACCTTCAGACATGCTCCCTACTGCAGATAACGACTTTATTGATGCGTATGATTATATAGCTAAAAAGCAACAAGAAGCTTCATTTGATCGACAAGCAACTGCAGGTACTACGGCCATTACAAATCAAGAAGCTTCGTTTGATAGGTCGCAAGGACTTGCTCCTGCAATACAGTCTCAAAGTGAACCTGTAACACCTACACTGTACGGTGCCTCACCAGCACTAGGTATTGCAGACACATCTACGGCCCCACAAATACCTGTTGCTGCTCCTCAAGTAGTAGGTGCATCTGCTGCAATAGACAGACCTGCTGGTGCAGGTATGACAACAGGAACTAGAGCTTTACTTCCTGTAGTGGCATCTGCAGAACGTAATCAAGGTGTACAACAACTTGCAGATATACAAGCACAGTCTGCTCAAAGTGTACTTGATGTAGTTAAAAACGCAGTTACAAATACACAAGTTACTGCACCGTTAGTTGGAACAACAATGCAAGTAGATGGAGATACACCTAGAGAATCTGGAATAAAAGCTGCTGCGTTGACACCTTCAAGTCCATCTGAATCTAAACCAAAAAGTCGTGCAGGAGCTAAAACAACAAGCGCACCTGTGAGTACAGATCGTGATGACAGATCTAATCGTGACAGTGGTCCATCTGCAGCAGAAGTTGCAAGTAAAGCTGCAAAGAAAGCAACCAAAGAAGCTAAAACAAAAACTGCTAACTTATCACCTACACAAAAAACAGGTGGCGCAGAGTTAGATAAAGCATACGGTGTATCAGGTTTAGCAAAAGGTGGTATGCCTAAAAAGAAACGTGGTTTAGCAGCACGTAAGTAATCTGTTATATTTGTCTGGCTACTCATCCCCCTAACAACAACACTAGGCTACGGTGGCCCCAGAAAAGAAAGTAAATAAATGAACGATACAATAATGGCTGGCGAAATGGAAACGCCAAAAAAAGTAGCATTTGCAAATCGAAAGTATTCAAACGAAGATAAACGAAAGCTAGAAGAAGAAGAACTGCAAAAACTAATAGACGAACAAGATGAGTCTGTAAAAGAACAAGAAGTTCAAAAAGAAGAACAAGTACCTGAGACAGGTGAAGAGCGTAGTTTTAAAAAACGCTATGGTGATTTACGCAGACACACCCAAGAAAAAGAACGTGGATACGAAGATCGTATTAAAAAACTAGAAGAACAACTTAGCGAATCTGCGGCACAAGGAATTAAACTACCTACTAGTGATGAAGACTTAGATAAGTGGGCAGCAGAGTATCCTGATGTAGCAGCTATCGTAGAAACTATTGCGATTAAAAAAGCAAGAGAGCAATCAAAAGATTTAGAAGATCGTGTTAAGGCTATTGATGAGATGCGATATGAAGCTACTCGTGAAAAGGCTGAAGCAGAACTTATGCGCATACATCCTGACTTTGGGGAAATACGTAACAGCGATGACTTCCATGAGTGGGCTGAAGAACAACCTAAGTGGGTGCAAGACGCTTTGTATGAAAACACTGAAGATGCTCGTTCAGCATCTCGTGCTATCGACTTATACAAGAGTGATAAAGGCATTGCAAAGACTGCAAAGAAAACTAACGACAAAGATGCGGCGAAATCAGTAGGAACTAAATCTACACGTACTCGCCCTGAAACAGATGAGACAAGTAACTACCTAAAGGAATCTCAGGTAAATAAAATGTCTCCACAAGAATACGAGAAGTATGCTGATGATATTATGGAATCTATCCGTACTGGTAAATTTATCTATGATATTTCAGGAAATGCTCGTTAAGCTATTGACATGTAGAAAAACTATGGTATAACTATATGTACAATCCTTTAGTGTAGGGTAGCCCTATTAAATAGCAACCTACTCTATACTAAATTAAACTTTACTATTCACAAACAGCAATACTCTTACGGAACTACCTAATCACTATTGGCCCATTGCATATAAGAACGGCCATTCTTGTAAACAATGCACCCACTATATTAGCCTCTAAACTTGAAATTGTTTTAGTTTGTATCTTGGAACCAATAATGCGAAAGGAATAAACAATGGCATTTGGATCAGCGAGTGGATATGGTAACCTTCCCAATGGGGTTTGGTCACCAGTAATCTACAGCAAACAGGTACAACTTGCATTCCGCAAGTCTGCTATCTGTGAAGCAATTACTAACAACGACTATTTTGGCGAGATTGCCAATATGGGCGATAGCGTGAAAATCGTTAAAGAGCCTGAAGTAGAAGTTAAGCCTTATCTGCGTGGTACAACTGTTGCCGCACAAGATTTGATTGACTCTGACTTTAGTCTTAATATTGACAAAGCCAATTATTTTGCCTTCAAGGTCGATGACATTGAGGATGCTCATTCCCATGTCAACTTCCAAAGTCTTGCGTCAGATCGCGCAGCCTATCGTTTGGCTGACCAGTTTGACAAAGATGTACTAGGCTATATGGCTGGTTATAAGCAGACTCCTGCTGCTGGTGCAACTGGTAACATCTTAGAAGATGAATCTGCGGATACCGTAAACAACATTGTTAACGGAACCAAAGCTAACTCAGCGGCTGGTGGCGACGAATTGCTCGCAGTTAACAAGCTGAAAAAAGGTGACTTTGGCAACATCACTACTACTTCTGCTGGAGATCATTCAATTCCAGTAGCTGCACGTCTTCCTGGTGCTACAGCATTGCCAACAGCAACTGTGTCTCCTGCGATGATCGTATCACGTATGGCACGTTTGTTGGATCAACAACAGGTTGACTCACAGGGTCGCTGGTTGGTCATTGATCCCGTAATGATGGAAGTCATGCGCGATGAAGACTCACGTTTGTTGAACGCAGACTTTGGTGGTTCAGGGTTGCAGAACGGTTTGGTTCTGAATAACTTCCATGGCTTCCGTGTATATGTGACATCAAACTTGCCATCAGTTGGTACTGGTGCAGGAACTACAGGTTCAGCAAACCAGAACACTAACTTTGGTGTGATTTGTGCTGGACACGACTCAGCCGTTGCATCTGCAGAGCAGATCAACAAAACTGAGACTTATCGTGACCCAGACTCATTCGCAGATATTGTTCGTGGTATGCACCTTTACGGTCGCAAAATCTTGCGCCCAGAAGGTTTGGTAACAGCGAAATACAATATCGCTTGATAAGCTATTAGCATTGGGGCTGGCTATATGCTGGCCCCTTTGTGCTTAAATTTAGGATCTACTAATGTCTATTACCACAGCAGTATGCAACACATTCAAAGAAGAACTGCTGGGTGGTATCCATGATCTAGATACTGACTCAATAAAAATTGCATTGTTAAAAACGTCACCTACGGGAACTTATAATGCAAACACTACTAACTATTCAGACGTTACAGATAATTCAGACGAAGCTTTAGGAGTAGGTTATGTTGCAGGTGGTAATACTCTTGCTAACCCCTCTATTTCTTTAAGTGGCTCTACCGCTATAGTGGATTATGACAATACTACATGGTCATCTGTAACTGTTTCTGCTGATGGGTGCTTAATATATAACGCATCTAAATCAGGTAAGGCTATTGCTGTCATAGATTTTGGCGGTACTAAATTTTCTGTAGCTGATGATTTTATAATCTCATTCCCTACAGCAGATGCATCTAATGCCATAATTCGTATCACATAAGGAGTAAAGAAATGGCTACGTTTAATAAATTTAATTCTTGGATTGAGACTGCAGTTGAAGCTGCTAACCTTGGTTCTGACACTTTTAAAGTGCAACTAACTAACTCAGCACCTAGTGCTGGAAACACAGTGCTGTCTAACATTACAGCCGCATCAGGATCACCGTCTAACTTAGACAGTGTAACTTTAACTACAACATCCTCTGCTCAGTCAGGTGGTACTTACACTTTAAAATTTGCTGATAAGACTATGACAGCATCAGGTACAGTAGGTCCGTTTCGTTATGTAGTTATCTATGATGACACTGTTGCTAGTGATCCTTTAGTATGTTACTTTGACTACGGTTCAGCATTGACGTTGAACTCAGGTGATACATTCACCATTAACTTTGACGAGACAAACGGCGTCCTTCAGATTTCATAAGGGATAGTCTTTAATGGTAACTCTTGTCAATAGAGCAAAAGTAGCAACCAGCACAACTGGTACAGGCACCATTACATTAGGCGCTGCGGAGGATGGCTATCAAACCTTCGCAGCCGCTGGTGTATCTAACGGTGATGTTGTACGCTATGTTCTGGAAGATGAGAATAATAATTTTGAAATAGGTACAGGGGTATACACTTCTTCTGGAACTACTTTAACCCGCAATGTTATTGAGAGCAGTAACAGTAACAATGCAATTAATCTAAGTGGGTCAGCAGTTGTTTTTGTTGGGTTTACTGTTGAAGACGCTGATAATCTTTTTGATCTCAGTATTGCATTAGGATAACATTATGGCAAACACTTTTAAAAATTATACATCTGCGTCTGTAGGAACTGGGGCCACAACTACTTATACTGTGCCTTCTGCTACAACTGCGATTATGATGGGATGTAACTTAGCTAATAGAACTACTGGTCAAATTTCAGTTGATGTTCAAGTGGCTGGGGTTTACCTAGTGAAGGGCGCACCGCTTCCAGCTAACTCAGCTTTAGGTGTTCTTGATGGTAAGATCATTCTAGAAGCAACTGATACAGTAATTGTTACCAGCGATACGGCTAGTTCAGCAGATGTAATTGTCAGTGTACTGGAGCAAACCTAATGAGTAAGCAAACAGAGTTAGCACAGGTTGCAGATACAATTACTGTAAACTCTGGCAAGGTTGGGATTGGCACGAGTTCGCCAACAAATGTTAAGCTGCAAATCAACGACAGTTTGAGTGGAACCGCTGGCACGGGCCATCTTGCATTTGGTGAAACCACTTCACCCTTTTGGAACTTCAGGCTAAACACTTCTACTGCCGACTTGATGCTGGACCGTAGCTATGGCGGCTGGCAATCAACACCCGTCATTGCG